AAAGTCTTATCAAAAACTGTTAGTGTGATAGCGGTCAAAACGGCTCTGTCTATTCTTGTTTTGGGTACGTCTACTGCTGGTATATAGTCGTCACCTAGAAGTTGCTTCATGACTCCTATCTTTGGTGGTGTATAAATTGTTTGGCTCAAGACATTATAAAGGGCTACATTAGTCTTTCTTATATGCTCTCCTATTCGATATCTGCATGTGACCTCTGTGTCAGTACTGATCTTATAGTGGGTGTGCGCGAGCTCAGCCACATCTTCTTCTGGTTCTATCTCATCTCTAAGCAAGTACATAAGATATAAGGCATTGGGCACACAATGGGTTGATTCTACAGGAGGTGCTATCATTGTCAAATCTAAAGATTTGAATGGCTTTATAGTAGCTATCTCGTATGAAAACTTCGAGAAACCTGTTGGTTGCATATCCCAGCCCAAGTCGACAGTTTCTTTAACGACTATAGAACTGACTTTGCTACCTAATGGGGTGTTAATATCAGTACCGTTTGGGATCAGTGCTAAGTACATTGGATTTGAGGGTACACCTGGCCTATAAATAGCATGTTGTCCATAGACATAAGCATGAGATTCACAATTAACTGAAAAATTAGAGTCTTCGGTGAAAGTAACAGCCATATGTTTCATTAGAGTCTTTGCTGTCCATGCAGTAACATTGTACTTCAATTCAAGGTATGTCTTCAACTGAGCAGGATCAATCTTTCCGGAGAGAAGCACGCCTTGTGATATCTCATCGTATAGATAGTGTCTGGCTAAAACGAATACAGCGCAGTATCCTTCCGGTCCTTCCCAGCCTTTGTATTCATAATTCCATTGCATCGGTTGAAAGCTGTCATTATGGTAATGGTTGCCGTTCATCTTGATCCATATATGAAGGGGGTAATCTGTAGCGACACCAGATATGCATTGATTGTATCCTGTCTTGAAGGCTTCAGACTTACTGGACAATAATGCTTGCTGCTCATCCGCGGATATATGGCCGGCCAAGTATTTGGGAAAATGTCCATGAACAGGCTCATATGCGTGATACCTAAGGTCAGACCAACATTTTTCAATTTCGGACCTAATTGTATAAAGCACTAAATGCCCCACCTCTTTGTCTTCTGTTGGTTCAATGACGAGTATCGTCGGGAATAGTGATTTTCTCAAGACCTGTATTTGTTGGAGGGTCATCAGAGGCAACCATTCTGCCACTAGACTCGATGCTTGTAGATGACTTGGTATAATACCCAAACTCGATGGAAGAAAGTCTGGATAAACATTGTACAAGTATTTCCAACAAAAAGTGGGATGGTAATCTATTCTCTTATACTTGTCAAGTGTATAAAACTTCTTGGGCGGAGTGTATTTAATATACATCCACTTCCCGTCCTTGAACGTCCTAATCGGCTTACCAGTAACATTAGTATTCAAGTTGGGCAAAACTTGATGGGTCAGTAAATGACCTGCTAACGATACTGTAGTTTCGTTCTTAAAGAAAGGAGCCTTCTGATAATGTGGCAGTTGAGGGCCTGCCTTTAACTTCTTCTTTCTCTTTATGGTGGTCTTTTTGCCCTGCAGATTAAACCACTTGGTCTGCTTCAAGAGCTCTTCAGCCTTTTTGGCTGCCTCTTCAGCAGTCATAGGACCAAATTCTTGTTCGAGGGGGGGGAATTCTTCATTGAGATCGACGCCACCATGGGGCATGTGCAGATTATCGCCTGGCTTATCAATCTTATCAACATTAACATTAATTCCATTGCTGGTTTCGAAGGGTTTTCCTTCTGGCACAGTCTGCCTGCTTATGTTTTCCG